CGCGGATCAACCATCGCTGTGACCTTCTCGACTCGTTGCTTCAGAGCCGGAAGCAAAGATCCATAGATCACCTGATCACCGATGCCTTGTTCGCCCCAGACCAATACCGATTTAGCCTCGGAGCTTGGGTTCCACTGTGGCTTCTGCGTCAGCAACGGCCTGCTCTTGAATCGGTCGCTCCGCCATCGCGTATCGTATAGCGGCCAGCCTTCTTTGAATTCGCCCTGTTGCAACAGGAGCAGTCCGAGTATCCACTGAGCATTGGCATGCGTCGGATCAATTCGGTTCGCTTCGCGGAAGCTCTCTAGTGCCTCCGGCCATCGACGCATCTCCCATTGCGATGCCCCTCGCTGAATGTAGGCCAGCAAGTAATCGGGCTTCAGCTTGAGAGCGCGGTCAAAGTCTTTTATGCCCTCGTCATACTTTTGCTGTTCAGCTTTGACGATGCCACGGTTAACAAGATCGTCAGCCGTTAACTCGCCCCGCTTCTCGGCAGCGTCGTAATACTTCTCAGCCCCGGCAAAGTCACGCTGGATCTGAAGCAGTCGAGCCTTTGCTCGATAGGCCACGATGTCCCTAGGATTGAGCGAGATGGCTACGTTGCAAAGGTCGAGCGCCTCGGCGTACTTACCCGCTTGAAAGGCAGTCTCAATCTTCTTGATCGCCTTCTGATGTTTAGTGTGATTGCTCATAGTGTCGATGCCACCGCCATCCATTCCTTGCCGTACTCAACGTGAGTCCAGTCCTCAAACCAAGGGCCACCGCGAGTCATGTGCACGGCTATCGGATTCGGGCAGTCGTTCTTGGTGTACCAACCTTCTAGGTAGTTGTACGCAATCGGTAAGTGCCCGATCACATCGTCGGTTAGCCACTCGAACCGGTGAAGATAACTCGGCGTAGCGATGTTCACAATCTCTGGCGTAAGACGCTTAACTTGTTCATGCTCGCAGTTGATGAGCATGAAGCTCGACCAGTTCTTACGGGGGTATGTGTGCTGAGGTTGGTTGTTCATTTTGACCGATTCGGTCGGCCTGTAGTCGTGCGGTACCACGAAGCACGCTTTTGCCCCGTCGGTGTAGTCAAGCAGTCCCGCGATGTCCCCCCGGAAAAGAAAATCGCAGTCGCAAAACAAGGCCCAGCAGGAATACCCCGCGAGGTGTGGAGTCAGAAACCGCGTGAGGCTGAACTCCGTAGACGCAAGCGCATCGACCCCACGCCAATAGATACCTTGCTCGCGCAGATCGTTCTGCTTTATGGGGACAATCTCTAGGGGTATCGAGGAGTGTAGCTCCAAGGATTTCTTGGCCACCTGATACGCGATGTCCTCGCGGCTATCCCAGCCGATAAAGACTTTAAGCATGAAGGAACGCCTCCTTCCGGGCTGGCCCCTTGTAGTGGAGAATGCGGGGAACATGTCCCCCAGTAGCACGCTCCGGTAAACAGGCGTAGTCGCTCTCTTCCATCTCGCCAACGAGGTGCGTGTACAGCATGTGCGAGTAGACCTTGAGCGCCTCTTGATCGCCGTACCATGAACGCAGGTTCTGATCCATGAACCCCATGAGAATCGTCATGCACTTCCAGGCGTGGTAGTTGCTCGTGATCGTGGCGCAGCCGAGATACGGATAGAGCGTGCCGAGCGGGATGTTGTGGTACTTCTTGAACACACCGCCTCGCTGCTCACCGTTAAAGCCAACGTCCCGATCGAACGATCGCCGGCAGAAGACAATCTCCTTGTCGCCTAGGATCTGGGCAGGGTTGACCGGCAGAATGAACAGCATATCCGTGTCGATGTACATCGCAGGGCGAGTCAGTCGCGCTTCGGCGAAAGCCCTCGTGCGCCAGTACATGATCTGCTCGTAGTTGCCGTTGCTGTACTTGTAGTCATCGACGCCCTCGACCTTCGGGGTAGCGTCATCGGTGCACATGATGACTTCGGCATCGGGCATCACAGCCTTCAGGCTTTGAACCATCTTTGTCGGGAACGTAATGTCCGCGCCGACATGAAAGAAGACGAAGGTGCCGGAGTTCTTGCTCACGGCTGTTCCTCGTTTCGCATCTCCAACATGGCATCGGCTACGCGGTACGCATCACGCGCCAGTTCCCAGCGGTTGGTGTGGCTTCCTTCGTGACCAGAGAGAATCGCTTGCATCGCAAAGACTGCGAACAAATCTCGGGAGGTTAGTTCGATTGGGATGGGTGCTTCGCTCACAGGTCTTCTCCTAGTGGATCTTTCAACATAACGACAGAGGACTCCGCCGGGATTTCGGTGTAGCGTTGCAGCAGGGTAGTTGCGCGTTGCAGGGTCTGCTCACGAATGAGTACCGCTAGCTTGCAAATGATCTGCGCGTTGTTCTTCTGGCTCGCTGGGCCAAGAGTGTCAAATTCTTTCGCGGTCTTCTCGACGAACGTCCAGTCAAAGTGCTCAAGCTGCCCCTCTGGGTTGATCTTGCACCAGACTTCTTCCTTGTTCTCCGTCTCTGGTGTCGCGAGAGAATCAAAGTCAACGTCGCTGGAAATGATTTCCGATCCATCGGATGGGGGTAGTTCTTGGTTCATGCTTCCGCCTTCTTGATAACTAACATCTGTGGGTAGTAATGGAACTCATGCAGTCCGTTACGGGCATCGCAGTTCTGCATGAGGCCGTCCATCATGTGAATCAAGGCCGCTCGGTCGTTCACCGCTGCCGGATTGAAGTGCTGCCGGAACTGCGCCGTGTATGCCTCGTTGTAGGTGCACCGCAGGTCTTCGATGATGTAGTACCCGCCGGGACGCACCCAGCTCCAGCAGTTGCGGAACATGGCGACGATCTCCTCTGCGATGTGGCTCGCGTCGTCGATGAACAGATCGTAGAGACCTTCGGGTTCTGACATGGTGGCCGGGTCGCCAATCACGATCTCGACTTGATCTCGGATGTCAGCGCAGAGCTTCGCGCAGTCCGGCCTGATGTCGTAGCCGGTGATGTGACTCGACGGGAGATAGTGCGCCCACATGCGAAGGCTAGCTCCGCAGGCGATGCCGGCCTCGGCTATATCAAACATGCAGTCCGCCCTCGGCACTCCTTCGAGGCGGCACAGCTCGTCGATGATCCGCTCGTAGTGCATGGTGTAGTTGTGCTTGATGCGCCCCTTGTCGCTGCCGTACAAGTCAGCAAGGCCGGTCAGGGATAGATCCTGCGGGTTGACCTCGCCAAACATAGGAACGTATTCCTCGGGGGCTACGGTGTCCAAGTAGCGGCGGACTCCGCCTCGTGCGAATGGGTCGTTCATAGCAACTCACCCTGTTGGCCTGATGGATCAGCCTGGTTCTGCGGAACGGGTTGCTGCCGTGGCATATACCGTGGCCGTGCGGCTCCGTCTGTGCGACCCAGAATCTTGCTCCGCCCTGCGCGGCTCATGCTCATGGTCTGGAGCTTGTCGAAGTCGAGGTCGAGCATGTCGCAGATCCAGCGCATCGAACCAACGTCGGATCGCCTAGAAAAGATCCAGTTGTAAGCAGAACCTCGCCCTTCCGAGTAGTCGGCGTCCTTGATCGCTTGCCACAACACCGCTGCCCATAGGCGTCGGACTCCAGAATCATCTAGTTCAACTTTCATGTGTAGTACCTAATCACCGTATCTAATGCGGCGATATGCCGCTGAATCTCCGCAACGTCCTCGTCTTTGTCGTTGCTGAAGATGCCCAGTTTGTGCCCCGCCTTACGGCGCTTCAGGTCGGTACGCAAGTGCTTACGAACAGTCATCAGATCCGCCCGCACGATGGCGGTTATGCACTCGGATTGCAGTTCAACTTTCATCGCTGCTCCCGTAAGGAATTTTCCTTACCTTCTTTCCAGATGCGGTACTCGTATTGTTTTATACCGCGCTTAAGAGCAGTTCCTATCACGCTCTGACGAATGCCCCATTCCTTCACAAGGTCTTTGTAACGCACACGCTCACGCTCGGCTGCTGCCTTGTGCTTACGCTCAAGCACGATCAAGTACTGCTCGAAAGATAAGCGAGGGTTGTACCGCGTGGGCTTAGTGTATGGCCTCGGGATAGGTCGAGTCACCAGTACACTCCACCGCTGCGTCTTCGTGAGCACGCCCAGTTCGGAGCCGGGACAGAAGCCCAGTCACGATCGGACTCAGTCTTTCTGCGACGGAACCATTCCATCAGTATCATCAGCAAGTTCATTTGGATCTGTCCTTTGCATTTCGATTTCGAGCAAGCGTAGTTCTCTTTGCTTCTCTAAAAGCTGCTCGTATAGCACTTGGAGTTTTGTTCTCGGTCTTGACCCGTTGCCAACTCCACCGTCTAGCGGAACGTCTGCCTTGATCAACGGCATCGCATAGCTCCTTGATTAATCGATTGATCGTGATCTCCCGCTGCCGCTCGATCTTCGGCTGAATCCAGGCGGGATCTACCTTGCACTTGCGACGAGAGGAGTGTTCGAGCCGACACTTCGGACATCGATGCACCGGCTTTAATCGAACACCCCACTCGTTGCGAAAGTCATCAGTCATCAGAACAGTTGCCGCTGTCCCGAGTCGGAGTCAGCGTAGCCAGAGTCGTAGTCCCAAGAGTGCATCCGCTCCTGCTCCTCGTAGCGCATGTCGATGTTGTAGGCGATCGCGCCCTCGACCATGTCCACGCAGCGCATGTCGAAGCCGCCCACATTCCAGAGCGTGTTGTTCTCCGGCGCAGCGTCCTTCTTCCAGTCGTAGATCGTGGCAATCACCGTCTCGTCATCCATCTCGAAGCACACAATCCATTCGGCCTTGACCTTCTCACCGTCGCCGGGGAGGGGCAGCCCGAAGGCATCGACAATCTCCTGATAGGTGGCATTGATCACACCACGCAAGCAAGAACCATTGGTCAGTCGGAAGTCAGCTTTGGTCTCGTACTTCATTGCAATCTCCTAATAGTTTGCAGGTCGAAGTGATTGGACAGTTTCAGTCTAGCCCAAGCAAGTTGGGCAAGCAAGGGAACAAGTTCTGGCGCAGCCGGAAGGCGAGGGCGTGGCCGTCAGGCGGTCAGGCAGGGGAGGGGAGGGACGGGAGCCGGACTTGATCAGGCGTAGCCGCTCGGGTATCTTGAGCACATGACAGCCGCAGAATTCATGGGTTACTTGTTCTTGGCACGGGATGTCGCGCACAGCGTTCATCTCAACACGACCTCGTACGCCGTGCACAAGGCGACCCAGAAGTTCTACGAGGGGCTGCCGGGTCTGGCAGATACCTTCGCCGAAGCCCATCAGGCCGTACATGGCCGGCTCGGAGCCGTTGTTCTTCAGCGCAACGACAAGACCGATCTGATCGAGTTCCTCGAAGAGCAGCTTGAAAAGATTCAAGTTGGCCGGTACGAGTTCTGCGATCGCGAACAGACGGCCATCCAGAACATCATCGATGAGATCGTCGGTCATTATCTGTCGGCTCTGTATCGGTTGAAGTTTCTGTCTTGAGGTAGCTAGCTGCCAAGCGCAGCGTCTACTGCGCCGTCAGTTGTAGTAGCTGAATCGGCACAAGCAGGGCGATCTTCCCCTCGGTTCTCGGATAGATCAGCAGATGATTCTGGTTCCCGAGAAGCATGGCGTTATCGACACCCTTCTCGATGCCCTCGAAGTCATCCAGCACGATCACCGTCTTCGGGTGCGAGAGCTTTTCCATCAGCAACTTGTCAGCTTCGCTGATGCGGCCATCGATGAAGAACATGTCCACGCGACCACCAAACTCGCCAGCTAGCAGCTTGTTGAACATCTCGATCGATGACTGGTAGGGGTATCGCACGATCGCCGGACAGCGTTTAGGCATTTCAGGCAGCGGAATATCGTTGCTCGCATCGCAGGTATATATCTGCGCCATATCCCCGGCTCCGACAGCCAGAGCGTAGGTCGAGCGGCCAATGAACGTGCCCACCTCGGCCAAGATTCTGGGCTTAAAGTAGGAACAGATCGTGATCAGATCGACCATGTCCCACTCGTTGAGCGAGCCGGTGTTGTAGTCGGCGGATGTGCGGAGCCGGTCGAAGTGATCGGCATGCGGCAGATCAAATGACGGTGGGCTGTGCTCATCCATCACATCCCAGAACAGGCCGGATATCTGCCGGCGGTTAAAGCGTAGGGTGTTCATGCGTAGTCCTCGGTAGCCAGGATCAGGGAATGGGCGCGGTCGTGGTTGCAGGTCGAGAGCCTCGGATCGTAGCCCGTGCCTCCGCACGAACCACACTCTTCGGCCTCCTCGTCATCGACCCAGAAGGCCAGAGCTTCGATGCCAGAGCCGGCGCAGGGGGTGCAGATCGGGCGGCTAATCATGGTGCGGCTCATGCTGCGACCTCTGCCATCTCGCGCAGAGCGCGTCGCTTGCACCGCTCGACATCGAGTTCGCTCATTCGAGCAGCGAGTTTCGTAGCTACTCCGATCGCGGCCTCGGTGGCAGCATCATCCGGAGCCGTGATGGCTAGCTTCAGCGCGAGCACGAGCGCGTCTTGGTCGTTGGTCAGGTTCATGCTGCCACCTCCTCGATGTCTGTGGCTTCCTGCTCGTAGCGTTCCTCTCCATCCGGCAGCACCGAAAACTGTTCGTGTGCTTCGACGTAGGCGTCGTCTTCGTTTTCGGCCTCGACTCGGATCGTCTTGTAGACCGTAGCCTTGATGGTGACTGCGTAGGTTTTCATGCTGCGTTCTTCCTGTAGATGTCGAGTGCCTCGGGGAAGGGCATCAGGTTCAGCACCGGCTTGCCCTCGGACTTGTACTTCTCGATGTACCGGCCAAGGCCAGAGCGAATCACCGTTGTCTGGTAGATCTTGCCGTCTTGCAGGAAGACGACTCGATTCCGCATGAGCTTGCGAAGATCCTGCGCGTGTAAAGCATTGTTCAACGCCTCATCGATCAGGCCGTCAGCCGTTTGCTTGAACCACAGCGTCTCGTCGCCGTAGGTCACAGACGTTGCCGGCAGGGTCGCTGCGTACTGCGACAGTCGTTCGAGCGCATCGTGATCGGTGTAGTCATGGCATGCGCCGTGGCCTCGGTTGCTGACGACACCGCACTTGCGGCCATCGATGTACAGCGAAGCTTGAAAGCACAGCGTCTCTTCAGACAGGCCGGCCAGATGCTTGATGTTCTTGAGTTCGATGCGGGGGGTGTTGGTGTTCATGCTGCGATCTCCTTGGTCTCGTGGATAGACTCCTCGGCATGGACGCAGCCGAGATCGGTAAACGCCTCGTCATCATCTGACCAGATTTCCTCGGCCAGTTCTTCAGCCTCGGCGCGGTTCGCTGCCTCGACCTCGATCTCGTAGATGCGGTGCTCGATGCGAGCGAGTTGTATGGTGTAGCGGTTCATGGGTAGCTCCGTTGGTTCGTTGGTTCGTTGGTTCGTTGGTTCAGTCTGTGTAGAAGAGCACTTCGGCGAATCGTCCCACCACGCTGCCGTCGAGTTCGCGCTTCGTGTAGACGTTTATGTGATTGCCAAAGCAATCGTCTTCGCGAGCAGCAGCCATGGCAAAATCCAGAAGACTTCGCAGGTGCTGTGGGTTGGCCTTGTCAAAATCGGTCAGCAGTTCAATCGTCACAGCGTTGCGGCCATAGCGAGGTTGCTTGCCGTGGTAGGCGAATGCTGGTGTGCTCATGCTTCGTCTCCAATAGTCGCGGACAGAGCTCCGATCGCTGCCGAGCCGGTCGAGAGAAAGAGCAGCCACAGCCAGTTGCCATGCGGGATCAGGATCATCAGGCCGGTTGCGATCAATGCCGTTGCCGCGATCGCGAGTGCAAGTTGGGTGAAAGTCATTCCGCTTCCTCCCAGTTCTGGGTTTCATCGAGCGTGGCCTCGTCGAACTCGTACTCTTCCTCCTCGAAATCGGTGGACGAGTCGTACCAATCGGTGTCTTCGAGCTTCTCGATGGCCTCGGCCTCGGTCTCGGCGAGAACATAGACTCGCTTGATCGCGGTGATCGTGACCGGCACAGAGTAGCTGTAGAGTTTGGTGCTCATGCCGCCACCTCGATGCCGTAGATGCTCGTGATCATCGAGGCGACCTTCGAGGCCGGAGTGCTGCGATATTGCGCCGGCATCTCATCGAGCCAGATGAAGATCGGAATGAGTGCCTCGCAGTCCTCTTCCCACCATGTGGGCTTGTCGCAGTAGGCCGGCACGTTGCGAAACAGATTGGCGACCCATGGTGACTCGGAGGCGAGCCGATCGCGACGCTCGGGCGACAGCCAGATGCCGCCGTGGCCGGCTGTGTGTACACGATAGACGCCGTCAGCCAATCTCTCGACCTGATCGATCGTGCCCCATGGGGACGGGTCGCGGCGGCGAGGAATGGTGTTGAGTTCGATGTTCATAGTGCTAGTGCTCCGTTTTAGGTTCGACCGGTACAGATTGAACAAGCCGCTTGAGCATGTCAAGCATTCGAACATTAAGATTTTGTAATGTTTGGAGGCTATCTGTGGATAAGTCTGTGGATAACTAGAGGCGGGTGATCGTGCTGTAGATCGTGCGATCGATCGTGCGGTTGTTGCTTAAATGCAACAGATCCAGGATTTGTTGCGCCGAAGCCACAGATTAGGCCGGATCGAGGAGGGGTCTGGCAATTCTTGCTATGCATTAAATCTGGGGGGTCAGGTAAGTTTCATAGCAGAATCAACGACTTGGAATTAATGCATTTAATATATTAATTACCTACAGATACAGACACAGACAGACAGAGACACTCATAGTAGTATATATATATATATATATATATATTATATATATAAATATACTTCTACTTTAGGATCAATGACTTACGATCGTGCCGGTTCGGAATTAGTGCATAAGCCTATGCAAGAATAGGATTCGAGCCGATTGGCCGTTGATCGAGCGGCGACGGTGGCATAGTATTTGGCAAAGGCTACGGGCTGAAAGATGGAGCGCGTAAAGATGAAGCAGGACGGATTACAGGCGACGACAGAGCAGGGTGGCATGAGGGGTAGCGGGTCAGAATCGAGCCTCTCTAAAGCCGTCACCGTAAGTTTAAGCGAGGGTGTGAAACAACATAACGTAACGCTCGAAAAGGACGGCCGCAGACCGAAGGGAACGCACCCCAACCCGACAATTGCAGCGACCATCTCGACCATGTCGCTTGCCGGTTTCACCGTCCGACAAGTGTGCGAAACACTCAAGCTGTCGCCGGAAACCATCTCCGAGCACTACGATGACGAGATGAAACACGGCCGCACTCGCATGATGACTGACGTAGTCGGATCGCTCGCTCAACGGGCGATTGCCGGCTCGGACACGGCCGCGATTTTTCTAGCAAAAGCCCGGCTCGGATGGTCAGACCGGCAATCGGTCGAACTAACCGGAAAGGATGGAAACCCAATCGAGATCACGCACCGGGCAGAAGTAGTGAGCCGGCTCGCGGGAACACTCGCGCATGGCATCACGCTCGATGGTGAGGCGGAGCCGATAGAGTAAAAAAACGGGGGCGCGAACGCCCCCAAAGCTCTAGCACGGAAAAGTGTTACTCGGACTCCACGCGAACATATCGCGCAAGGGGATAGTTTTTGAATGCGGTGCGTGTCATACGGTCGGCCGCGATGGTGCATTTTCCGCGATACGTTCGAACGTAGTTGGCCAAAATTTCACCATTAGCGCGCTTCACGAGTACGCGAGCACGTTTTGCAAGTGTTTTCATATGCCCCCCCCCTTACGCTGCTAGCCGAACCACGAAACCGGAAGTGTCGCGGCGTGCCTTGCCTTTTGCCTTGAGGCCTACCACGACGCCGGGCGCGTCTAGGAATCGCAAGTCTGTTTCGTCGCCGTTGATCACCGGCCGGCCTAGGAATGATTCCGGCACCTTGCCATGAAACACGGCCGCGAAATTGACACTCGCGCCGTAGTGCCTCAAGGCCTTGACGACAATCGGCGCGAATTCCGAAACATGCGAATATGAAAACGTGAGGGCATAATTCGGAATGTGCGCGACTCGCCTATTTGGGATTTTGGTGTAATCGTAGAATTGAACGTCCGGAAAGGCCGCGAAAATGTTCGGATAGTCCGCGCCGTTACGCGAGCACGGGATAGACTCCCAACGAATGTCACTAGTGCCATTCGGCCGCATGACTAGTGTTTTGCCTTTACGTTTTGCGAGCACTAGTGCCTTTTCAATTTCGCGCACGAGTAGCGCCATAAACGCGGCGCGATCATCTAAAAACAATCGAGTGCGGCGAAGTCGCGCATGCTGTATTGCATTGTCCGCAAGTATCACGCCGGAATCGGTTTCGAACGTCGCATTACCGGCGGCCATCCCACCACGACCGGCCTGATTCAGACACGGCGTTTTGCATTTTGCCAATTCGGCGAGCGGGCACAATTGCTCGCCACTTGAGTCTGCGGGCGATAGGTACAGAATCGCGGTAATGAATCCGTGCACGCTGCCCTTTACGGTTTTTGCGTTTTGATCGATGTTCAAAAGTGTAGTTTTCATAGTGCTAGTGCTCCGTTCTGGTTTTGGTTCCGGCTCGTGACCGGTGAGCGAATGGTGAGCACAACCGGCTTGCATGTCAAGCCCATCGATGCATGCAACCACCATGCGGACAAACCGCTGCTCTCGCAAAGACGAAGCGCACGCATACGCGCATACACGCACACAGATCGCGCACGCCTGGGCACGCACGCACACAGATCGCACGCGCACGGTCTAATCGCGCAAAAACCCCTAGGATCCCTATAAACGCGCAGGCGCACGCGGTCTAATCGCGCACACACGGGGGCACGCGAATCGACGGGCGGGGTCACGGGTCCCATACACACAATACAATCTCGCCAACCACCGGGTCCCCTAGGGTCCCCTACCGGCTTGTGTTTATTTGTGCTAGGGTCCCATCCGGGTATCTGGCGGGGTGCGCCCGCAGTGTCTGGCAGGTAGCTGAAGGGACCCTAGGGACCCCTAGACTCTGGGGACCCAGCATCTAAGGCAACGTCCGCGCCAGTGGTGAAGCAGCAAACAACCGGCTGCACGCGGCCTCCCGGCAGGCTAATCCTGCATACTCTGTGTTATACGAATCTTTTGGAGGTACTTATGGCTAGCAAACCCGGTCTCTACAGCAACATCCATGCTAAGCGCGAGCGCATCAAAGCCGGCTCCCCGGAACGCATGCGCACACCCGGAACCAAGGGTGCTCCTACTGCCAAGGCGTTCAAAGAGTCGGCGAAGACTGCTAAGAAGCGATGACCGAACCGGCCAAAGAACCGGCCACGCCAGCCCCTGATCCCAAACTTGTTGCCGAGTTAAACAAGCTCAGCACGACGGAACTGGTCACGCTGGATAAGCGAGTGTCTTGGCTCAAGTCGAGGCACAAGCATCAGTGTGCTCCGCAGGGCAAGTGGACCGTATGGCTTTTGCTTGCGGGTCGTGGTGCCGGCAAAACGAGAGCGGCAGCGGAGTGGATCTGGTGGCAGGCATATCAGCGGCCTGAGACGCGATGGCTTGTTTGCGCGCCGACTTCGGCTGACATCCGCGACACTTGCTTCGAGGGTGAATCCGGTTTGATCAGTGTCATTCCTGAGAAGATCGTGAAGGAGTACAACCGATCGCTCTCTGAGATCATTCTGATCAACGGGAGCCTGATTAAGGGCATCAGCGCAGAGACGCCAGACCGGCTTCGCGGTGGTCAGTGGCACGGTTGCTGGACGGACGAGCTTGCTGCGTGGCAGTACGATCAAGAAGCGTGGGACATGATCATGTTTGCGCTGCGCCTCGGCAAGCATCCTCGCATCGTGGCGACGACAACGCCTAAGCCGAAGGCTCTAATCAGGAGCTTGGTCGAACGCGACGGCTCCGATGTACACGTAACAAGAGCTTCAACGTACGAGAACATCGCTAACCTTGCTCCGACCTTCCAGCAGCAGCTTCTGAAGTTCGAGGGAACCACGCTCGGACGACAAGAGATCCATGCTGAAGTTCTGAATCCAGAAGAGCAGGGGATCATCAAGAGGAACTGGGTCAAGCTTTGGCCGGCAAATAAGCCGCTGCCTGCTCTTGAGCACATCGTGATGAGCCTTGATACCGCCTTCACCGAACAGACCCGCGACAAGAAGACATCCGATGCCGATCCGTCTGCCTGCATCGTGCTCGGTCTCTTCTATCAAGATGAAAAGCCAAACATAATCTTGCTTGATTGCTGGGAAGATCACCTTGGCATGCCGGATCTAATCAAGCGCGTCCAGAAGGAGCTTGAAGTTCACTACGGCGACGACGAACAGAAGCCGATGATCAAGCCGCGAGTCGGCCCATCCAGATCTCTTGGCTCCGGTCGCAAGCCCGATACCCTAGTTATCGAAGACAAAGGCTCCGGAATCAGTCTGCGCCAGATGCTGACCCGCGAAGGGATTCTGGCCCACGCTTACAACCCCGGAAAAGCAAGCAAGCTGACGCGCCTGCATATGGTCTCGCATCTTTTCGCCTCCGGAATGATCTGGTTCGTCGAATCCGAAAAGCGCAAGGGCCAGATCCGATCGTGGGCTGAGCCGCTCCTGTATCAGCTCTGCTCGTTTTCTGGCGAAGGCACCATTAAGCATGACGACTTGATGGACGCTTGCACCCAAGGTTTACGTTTCCTGGCTGATAAGGATATGATAAGTGTGAGTAAGCCTAAGCCGTTGCAGCCGAGGCTGATTGTGAACGAGCGCCCAAGAGGAAATCCGTATGGCGTCTGAAGAATTCGATCTTGACGAGAATGAGAACGAGCAGCTTGAAGAGGCCCAAGAAGACCTCGGCGAGATGTTCGAACTTCCCGAAGAGATTTCGGACGTTGAGGACACCGAGGACGGCGGGGCGATCGTCAGATTTGGACCCGAAGAAGACCTTCCGGATTCTGAGCGCGAGTTCTACTCGAATCTGGCCGAAGTTCTGCCGGAGTCCGACATGGACGCCGTGGCTCAGGACTTTTTGGGCCTGATTGCTAAGGACAAGGAAGCTCGCAAGAAGCGCGATGAGCAGTATGAAGAGGGTATCCGGCGAACCGGACTTGGCGATGATGCGCCGGGCGGCGCTCAGTTTCAGGGCGCAAGTCGCGTTGTGCACCCCATGCTCACTGAAGTATGTGTGGACTTCTCTGCCAGAGCTATTAAGGAGCTTTTCCCCGCTGACGGTCCCGCGAAGGACCACATCGTTGGCGACCCGACTGCTGATCGAGTAGCGAAAGCAGAGCGCAAGTCCAAGTATCTGAACTGGCAGCTCACGCAGCAGATGCCGGAGTTCCGAGCAGAGCTAGAGCAGCTCTTGACGCAAGTCCCGCTGGGTGGCGCTCAGTACCTGAAGCTCTCGTGGGACCCTAACAAGCGTCGTCCTGTTCCTTTGTTCATCGGCATCGATGACATTTACCTGCCCTACGCGGCGACGAATTTCTACTCAGCCGAGCGCAAGACACACGTTCAGTACGTGACCGAGATCGAATACCGGCAACGGGTTCGCTCTGGCATGTACCGCGACGTTGATCTGGCTCCGACCACGATGGACCCGGACATCTCGAAGTCCGAGAAGGCCAACAACAAGATCGAAGGTCGTGACTCTGACGCTTACGACACTGACGGCCTGCGAACGATCTTCGAGATCTACGCAATCGCCGATCTGGAGGAAGACTACGGCCTCGCTCCGTACATCCTGTCGGTTGACAAGGTCACCGGCAAAGTTTTGTCGATCTATAGAAACTGGGAAGAGAGCGACGATACACAGCAAGAGATGCAGTGGATCATCGAGTTCCCGTTCGTTCCGTGGCGTGGTGCGTATCCAATTGGCATCCCGCAGATGATTGGTGGTCTGTCCGCAGCAGCAACTGGTGCTCTTCGAGCACTCCTAGATTCCGCCCACATCGCGAACTTTCCGGGAATGCTGAAATTGAAGGGCGGTCGCGAAGGCGGTCAGTCCGAGCGCATTGATCCGACCGAGGTCAAGGAAATCGAGGGTGGCGCGTTCTCGGATGACATCCGCAAGATCGCGATGCCGCTGCCGTTCAATCAGCCGTCCGAAACTCTCTTCAGACTCCTCGGTTTTTTGATTGAGGCCGGCAAGGGCGTGGTCCGCACGACTCTTGAAGACATCTCTGAGAACTCGGCAAACATGCCGGTCGGAACGCAACTGGCGCGGATTGAGCAAGGTCTAACTGTCTTCAGTGCAATCCATGCTCGCTTGCACGATTCCATGGGTAGAACCCTGCGCGTTCTGCATCGCATCAACGCGATGTATCTTGAGAATGACGAGGTCAAGAACGAACTTGGCGAACTCATCGTCAAGCGTTCGGACTTCTTGGGTCCGATGGACATCGTGCCGGTCTCCGATCCAAACATCTTCTCGGAAGCCCAGCGCTTTGCTCAGGTCCAGGCTGTCTCTCAGCGTGCGATGGCTCTGCCGCAGATATACGACCTGCGGAAAGTTGAAGAGCGTCTGCTGAACCAGCTTCGCATTCCGAACGCCAAAGACTTACTGCTTCCGGCTCCGAAACCAAAGGAGATGAATGCAATCAATGAAAACGTTGCTGCGTCTCTTGGGCGTCCGGTATCAGCGTTCCCAGAACAGGATCACCTTGCGCACATCCAAGTCCACTTGGATTATCTCACTAGCCCCGTATTGGGTGGCAGTGTTCTCATGTCGGGGACATACATTCCTATCATTCTTAACCATCTCAAAGAGCATATCGCGCTGTGGTATGCGACTCACGTATTTGAGGTGGCGTCTGAGGCAGCGGGTCGCGACATTTCTGAGTTCCAGCAAACCAAAGATGCGCAAGTGAAGCAAAGCTTCGATCAGCTCCTTGCGGCTACGAGCCAGCGAGTTGTGCCGAACGCTCAAGCAGCGTTCCAAGCTATTCCGCAGATCGTGCAGCAAGCGATGGCGACGATGCAGCAGTTGCAGCAGGGCATGGGTCCGCAAGATCCGGCAGTGGCTGCGGCCATGGCCGAAGTGCAGCGCAAGGCTCAGGCGGATCAGATCAACGCGCAGACGAAGCAGGCAGAGCTTCAGCTCAGTGCTCAGAAGCTTCAGATCAATCAAGCAGAGCAAGCGCAGAAGATGCAGCAAGCTGCTCAGCGCGAAGTGCTCAAGCAAGATCGGCTCGACCAGCGCCAGCGCGCAGAGCTGGAGGTCAAGCTCATTACGAACCGCGAGGACAACCAGACTGCCAAGGAGATCGCGGCAGCGGAAGTCATCTCGGGCGAGAAGGTGGGTGTATCAACAGGCACGGGGATAAATCCCTAGGGCAGCTCCTAGGGCAATCCATTTTTTGGAGGATTTATGGCAGACGATTACATGAAGCAGCATCACATGCTGGCAATGGGAATGAAGGTTGATGGCCAGAAGATGGTCAACGGTGGTCCCAAGAAAGGGATGATCGACAAGTCGAAGGGTGTCAAGGGCGACCCGAAAGCAACGCCCGCCATGATTAGTAAAGGGAAACAAAATGCATGATTGAACGCATCATTGACGAATTGGAGCTTGCCAAGGCTCGCGTTGCACACGACGCGATGAAGCGGCAGCTAGAAGGGAAGGATGCAACGTTCGAATATGGCAAGGCAGTGGGCACGTATGCCGGGTTGCAGGCCGCGATTAATTTTATAGATCGTCTTCTCAAGGATGATGAAGAGGACGGAGAGGAGTTTTAAATGTCAGCTTTGAATGAGGCTTTTCCGAGTGTAGAGCCGGGTTTGATTCCATTTGGCTCGCGAGTGCTGGTGCAGATTCGTAGCGCGAAGAAGACTTCTTCGGGCGGAATTATTCTGCATAGCGAGACGCGAGAGACTGAGATCTGGAATACCCAGATCGCTAAAGTTGTGAAAGTAGGTCCGTTGGCCTTCAAGAATCGCAACACGATGGAAGCATGGCCGGAAGGTAACTGGTGCAAAGAGGGCGAATTCGTCCGTGTACCAAAGTACGGCGGCGATCGTTGGAAGGTTCCTTACGGGGAAAATGAGGACGAAGCTTTGTTCGTCATCTTCAATGATCTCGACATCGTGGGTGGTGTAGTGGGTGACCCGCTTGCCATCAAAGCGTTTATTTGAGGTGACTTATGTCAAACAATCAACTCATTGAGAACGACGACGTTCAGGAGCCTGAAGAATATGTTGCAGTGGAAACACCTCCCAGCGATGCTGAGGGAGAAGATACTTCAGTGGAAGCAGAGGCTTCTGAACAAGATGCAGCCGAATCCGACGACGGAGATGACGGAGACGATGACCGTCGCCTCTCCGAAGAAGATTCGGAAGAAGAAGACTCCGCGCAAGGGAAAAAGCAACTAACTCCAGAAGAGAAGCGTGCTCAGCGTCAGAACCGCAAGTTCCGGCGTCGGGCTGCAATCGAGCACAAGGAGCGTGAACTCGCTTTCCTGCGTGCCGAGAACGAGGAGTTTAAGCGCCGGCTAAATGCTGTTGAGCAGCGAACCAACGAGTTCAATATCTCTGCCGTTGACCAGAAGCTGAACGAGGCTTTGAACGAAGCTCAGTTGGCTGAGCGGATCATGGCGAAGGCTATTGAGCAGGGTCAGGGCGAAGATGTCACCAAGGCACTTCAGATCCGCGACCAAGCTTTGGAACGTGCTCGTCAGCTCAAGGCTGCAAAGGAACAGGCCGAAAAGCCCGTTGCCCAGCCGAAACAGGGTAAAGATCCCCGCGTAGCCGCGTATGCCCAAGAGTGGGTGAAGTCCAACGACTGGTACGATCCTTCTGGCAAGGACGAAGACTCGGCGATCGTGAAGATCATCGATCAGCGTTTGGCTGCCGAAGGCTTTAATCCGGCAACGGAAGATTACTGGGTCGAGCTGGACAACCGGGTGGCCCGTCGGTTACCCCACCGTTATGGAGAGGATACCGATATGTCAGAACCCACACCGAAAGCAAAAGCCGCACCAAAACGTGGCGGTCCGCCGGTTGGTGGCAAGCGCGAATTTGCGCCGCCGTCTACCCGAAAAGAGGTGTATATCAGCCCTGATCGCAAGCAAGCCCTCATTGATGCGGGCGTCTGGGACAACCCAGAGTTGCGTCAACGCTACATAAAGCGTTATGCTGACTACGATCGTAACAATTCTTCTCGCTAAACAAGGGAGCGAGTTATATGAGCGATGAAAGACTGAAGAAAGTTCTTGGCGAAGGTCGTGAGAGTCGCAGCGCGTATGATCGCGCAGCCACTGAGAGCCGCGAGCTGTCAGACGATGACCGAGTTGAGATGTTTCGACAGCAGTTTATTCAGGCCGCGTTGCCTGATCTGCCGAAGATTCCGGGTTACCACACTTGCTGGTTGACCACCACGAACCCTAGAGATTCGATTCAGGCTAGGATTCGGCTTGGATATGAGCCGATTAAACCGGAGGAGGTTCCCGGCTGGGAATACGTCTCCATCAAGACTGGCGAATGGCAGGGGTTTGTTGGCGTCAACGAGATGCTCGCGTTTAAGCTTCCCATGTCGCTGTACAAAAAGTACATGCAAGCGGTGCACTTCGATGCACCCAATGACGAAGAAGCGCGACTGGCCGATACGAATGAGACGTTCAAGGAACAAGCTCAGCGTATGGGTTCAAGAATGGACGAAGGTGACGGCATGTCGGCCATGCGGGAATCCGCTAAGGTTCGCGCTCCGCAAGAGTGGTGACCTTAGTTACTTTTTTGAGAGGATTTCATAATGTCTTCGACTAGCGCAGCTTTTGGCCTGCGTCCGGCTTTTAGTCCTTCGGGCATCATCCGTCCCGTTGCGATGACGATTGAGTCGGGCTATGGCGCAAACATTCTCCAGTTCCAGCCGGTTATTATCAGCACCACTGGTAATATTCAGGCCGCTGGTGCCAGTACCCCGTTTGTCGGTACGTTCATGGGTGTCGAGTTCACAGATACCGATGGTCGCCGCCGCGTGAGCAACAAGTGGACCGCCTCTACGTCGGCCACGGACATCGTTGCTTATGTGACGACCGATCCGTCTATCGTGTACGAGATCCAGTCGGACGCGACTTTGACAATCGCGGACATTGGCTCCCAGATGGACTTTGACAGCGTTACGGCTGGTAACGTCACCGTTGGTCTGTCTCAGGCCATGTTGGACGTTGCTTCCAAGACCACCACGGGTAGTGCTCTCTGCCGTGTTGTGAACCTCGCTCCTGAGGTTAGCAACGCTTGGGGAGACGCTTACGTCATCGTTCAAGTCCAGATCAGCGAGCACCAGTTCGTCGCTGACCGTGTAGCATTCTAAAGGAGGACTAGAACATGGCAGTCCCAATGCGTAGTACTGACTTTCGTTCCATTGTTGAGCCTATTCTTAACGAGGCTTTCGATGGCGTTTATGACCAGCGTGCTGACGAGTGGAAGCAAGTC